ATTGCGAACAGACAGGCCGAACGAAGAAAGCGGTACGCGGAAAAGAGAAAGGCAGAAAGGTGAAACCAATGAATGATATTATTAGCCATCCGAGTCACTATACGGATGGCAGGAAGTATGAGCCTAAAGACGTAATTCGTGATTGGGGGCTCAATTTTAATCTTGGTTCGGCTGTGAAATACATCAGCCGGGCTGGTCGCAAAGATGATATTTTAGTTGATCTTAAAAAGGCCAGGCAGTTCCTGGATTTTGAGATAGAAGCAATTGAAAACGATATTTTGAAAGGAGACACTTAAATGAAACTCACAGAAAGACGCGATGGACTGTACCTTGAAGACCTTACTGAAGGCGACGTAAGATTTGCTAATGTTGGTGGAAGACTTACCGGATCTACGTGGGAGGATCCGAACAACCCCAAGCATTCGTATGTTGTAAATATTCATGATAAAGCTATTGCTGATGATCTGGCAGGAAGAGGGTTCAATGTCAAGGAACGGCTGAATGCTCAGACCGGAGAGTTTGAGACATGGACTCTGGAATTTAGAGCTTATCCCGGCATTCGCCAGAACTTTAAAACCGGTAATGACGAAGTGCAGCCGAAGATCATGCTCAGGTCAACAACTGGAACTAAGTATGTTCAGCTTGATATTCCTGCATTTGGGGAAGCCGATTCGATCCACATTAAGGAAGCTAATATTCGCTTCCGGCTTTACCACAACAAGAGATTCAATCGCAATATCGCGGTGATAGATCAGCTTTGGGTGTGGCTTTCCCAGGATGCCGGAACTCCGGACGAAGATTACTATGAGAGTAAGCTTGGCGGTGGTGACGAAGAGGTTCCGTTCTAATAATGTTGCCCGGTAAGAGGACGACTGGCAGACCTAAAAAATTTGATGATCGGTCTGGTAGAGATCGTAAGATTTGCATAAGAATCAGTGAGCGTGATATTCGTAAGCTTGAAAGATTGTGTGAATATTATGGTCTTACCAAGACCGATTTTCTTATTAGCCAGATCGAGAATGCTTACTATCGCATGGAAAGAATGGAGATGGCAAATGGGGAAAAGCAAGAACAAGACAGACAGAATATGCATTAGGTTAACACCGGAAGAACGAAAAACGCTTAATGATATTCTAGAATATCGAGGCGTAGGGATCTCAAAGTTCTTCACTGGCGCTATTGAAGAAGAGACTAAGAAAGTCAAAAAAGAGAAAAATGATGCTTATATTCAGAGGCTAATTAATGGCGAAAATGCTGAATATTGACTTTTAATTTGTATGTACATATGTATGTACAAATAGTTTTTGTGTGTACAAAAAGCCGGTTTCGTGTACATACATATTCGTTATTTGTACATACATATTCGTTATTTGTACATACATATTCGTTATTTGTACATACATATTCGTTATTTGTACATACATATTAACGATTTGTATGTACAGATTCGGGGGTTTTTGTGTACACAGTATACACAAAAAGTGGTGCTGAACCAGTTTTTCGAGGAAAGGTGGTGCACTTTACTTTTGGATTTGTATGTACAAATAGGGGTATTTGTATGTACATATTATATTATTTGTATGTACTTATTATTTTTTGTACCAGTGCACCACCTGCACCACCCTTTTTTGCGAATTTTAAAATAAAAAATTTTTTGATTTAAAAAGTTTTTAAAATAGGTGGTGCACCTGGAACACTGGTACATCTCGAATCTTTAGAAAGGAGACATTTATGGACGAACTTGAACGTGTGGCACAGACGATCGCTTCATGTATGCAGTGCCGTTGCTGTCCTTGTGACCAGTGCAAAGCAAGAGAAAACAGCAGCATGGCGAACTGTGTGCGTCATTGGATGGAAACAATGCGAAAAGCTGTTGACGAAAGCAAACATGAAGAAATGCCTACCGTTCCGATCAATGACCATTCTGACATAATAACCGCTTTAAAAGCGGCACTGGTTTTCACAAACACTGATGACACATATAGCAAAGGCTTCCGTAATGGCTTGCGCTTTGCTATAGCTTGCATAACAGATGAAGAACCAAAATACGAAGAAGTGCCTGCCGTTCCGACCAATGACGGAATGGGCGATCCGTGCATTACATGCAAAATGTCTTTTGAAAGTAAACTGGCTTGCTGTGGTTGCCCTGATAGGCGGAGATGGGAAAGCAAGCAAATGCCTAAAAAGGAGTAGACAGAGATATGGTGATGGGATACTATTTGATTTGCCCACGATGCTTAAGGAAAGTATATGTCGCAACATCGTCTGAGGTCATTTGTCCTTATTGTAAGATACGGGTGTATTAAAGGAGACATTTATGAAAGAGCTTATTGATATTTTGAAAACAGAAGACATACCCCTTCCTGACGATAAAATGTGCGCTGACGAGCTTCTTTGGTGGATCATTGGCTACAAGGCTTGCATGGATCAGGTCGAGTTTATTGCTAAGCTTCTTGAAGAGCAGAGGAGCGGAAATAGCGACATTGGCAAAGTTACTTTGGTTGATATTGCTAATTACACGGCGAACGGAGAAATGGAATGAGAAAGACGGGCAGGCCAAAAATTGAAGATGACATCAAAAGAGATCGCACATTACATATAAGAGTTAGCAGCAACGAAGAAGGTGATCTTAATGAACTTTGCGATTATTTTAAATGTGATCGGTCATCGCTTATTAGATCACTTGTTTCAAAACTGCACCGTGATATTTATGGCGGTGAGATAAATGCCAATAATTCTTGATGAGAAACAGCTTGATGCTGTAGCAAAGATGAAGAACGGTTGCATTTTAGCTGCTGACGTTGGAACTGGCAAAAGTAGAACGTCTTTGGCTTACTATTATATTGTTGCCTGCTTTGGTAGATTGCGAATTAATGGTAAAGGTGAAGATGAGCCTATGAAAGATCCACGTGATCTGTATATTATAACAACTGCTAAGAAACGAGACTCACTTGAATGGGAAGGAGAGATGCTTCCATTTGGCATTGAGGATCAGGTAAAAGTATGTGTAGACTCGTGGAATAATATTTCGAAGTACAAGAAAGTTTACGGTGCCTTTTTTATATTTGATGAACAACGAGTCGTCGGGTATAGAAAGTGGGCAAAGACGTTTATAAACATTGCAAGAAAGAATAAGTGGATCTTGCTTAGCGCCACCCCTGGTGATAAGTGGGCCGATTACATTCCAGTCTTTGTTGCTAATGGGTTTTACAGAGACAAGACTGACTTTAACCGGCAGCATGCTATCTATTCACCATTTGTGACTGCATATCCAAAGATTGAAGGATACAGGGATGAAGGAAAACTAATAAGACATCGCAATGATATTCTTGTACGGATGACACTTGATAAGAATACCAATCCTATCGAAATTCCGATCGAAGTATTCTATGACCGTGCACTCTATAAGAAAGTATGGAGAGACCGATGGGATCCATATGACAATGAGCCAATTGCTGAAACTGGTAAACTTTTATATTTACTTAGAAAGGTGGTGAATAATGATGGATCAAGAATTGACGCTGTTAGATCTATTTGTGAAAGCCATCAAAGAGTCGTCATATTTTACAATTACACCTACGAGCTCAACGCTCTTCGGAGGCTCTTTGAGGGGCTCGGCTTTGATATCGGGGAATGGAATGGAGAAGTACACACTGTGGTACCAGAGGGACCGCGATGGGCTTATCTCGTTCAGTATTCAGCCGGATGCGAAGGGTGGAACTGCATTACCACCGATACTATGATATTCTATTCGCAGTCTTATAGTTACCGGCAGACTAAGCAGGCAGAAGGTCGAATAGACAGACTCAACACACCGTTTAAGGACTTGTACTATTATAAGCTTAAGTCCAAGGCACCTATAGATCTTGCTATAGCTAGAGCGCTTGCTAATAAGAAAGACTTCAACGAAAGGAGCTTTTGTAAGAGGAATGGAAAGGTTTGATATTTGGTGCATAGTTGTTGCTGTGTTCGTGTTTGTTGCTTTTATCAGTGTCGTCAAGATGTACTCTGATCTTAGGAAAGCATATGTAAATTTGGTTCACGAATTGATTGATGAAAACCGGGAACTGAATAGGTATACTAATCACAGGTTGGTAAATTGCATTGACGGTATTATTAATATTAACGACTCTTTAGTTGGCCTTGCCAGCGAACGCTCTGGCGAGCTTACCGTAGATTTTGAAGAAGATAATGAAGAAGTTGACTAAGTGAATCCTCAGGCTTATACTAATGCTACTTTTATATTTAGGAGGTGCACTATGTATAAGCCTAATTTAACTGTAGGTAATAGAACCTGTAAAGGCTGTGGCAAGCCGCTTTACGAAGATCCTCATCAAAATTATGTTGAAGCTGTAATGGCTGCACAGGAAGTGTATGACGAAGATGAACTTGACGACTTCCTTGATGACATTGGTGACAGCATAATGAACGATGAGTATTGTGGCAAATGTTGCTTTAACAATTGGTACTATAGTCGCGCTCTTTAGTGACTATTATATTTTGCATCCGCGAAAAAAAGTTCGCATATAATAGAGAGAAAGGAAATAACTCAAATTTTATAACCTTTCTCTCTATTTTTGTGCGTTTAAGGGGTGAAATTATGGGAAAAATAGAGAGCGAGTACCAAAAACGACTAAAGAAAAAATTGGCTAAAAGATTTCCCGGCTGTTATATTTTGAAGAATGATCCTTCCTGCATTCAGGGAATCCCGGATCTTACAATTCTTTATAAAGACAAATGGGCACTTCTTGAAGTTAAGAAAGATGCTAAAGCAAGCCACCAGCCAAATCAGGACTATCACGTCGAGAAGCTTAATTCAATGAGTTTCTCGGCTTTTATATTTCCAGAGAACGAGGAGGAAATATTGAATGGGCTTGAACGAAAATTCGAAGCTTAAAGGACAACATGCTTTGTTTAGTCCTTCACAGCCTGCTTGGCTGAACTATGACGACGATGAGTTTGTTAATAAGCTCACTGGCAAGTATCGGTCAAATCTTGGAACAGAGATTCACGAATGGAGCGCTGTTCAGATTAATCTTGGGCATAAGGTTACTTCTCTTAGAGAAATCTATAAGGACGTGGAAACACATATTTATGAGAAGTATTCTAGTGCTGAGTACGGTCTTAGCAGCTATGGTCGAACTTTGATATTTAACATGAAGTACGTTCCTGAAGAAACATTTAGTACAGTTAAGTCTTATATTAACGATTGCGTTGTTTCTAAGATGGAAACTGAGGTACTAGTCGATTTTAGTGAAAACTTCTTTGGTACTGCTGATGCTGTAAGATTTGACGGAAAACACCTTATGATATTTGACCTTAAGACAGGTGCAACTCCGGCTAAGATTGAGCAGCCAGTAATCTATGCTTGCTTATATTTACTCAAGTATAGACTTGATCCTAAAGAAGTTAGTGTTGAAGTACGCATTTACCAGAGCAATGATATTTTGCGAGCCACTCCGGATGCTAATGAACTTATTCCGGTCATGAACAAAATAATTCATTTTGACAACATTATGAACGAATTTACAGGAGGTGCCAAATAATGGACGATTTCTTAATGCATGTTGGCACTCCTCACGAAGGGCCAATTCCACATTCTGGAAGATATCCTTTCGGATCTGGTGAAAATGCTTATCAGAGACATCAGGATTTATATTCTACTTATAGAAGAGAGCTTGCTAAAGGCACAAGCAAGAAAGACATTGCTTCTATGTGTGGCTTTGTTGACAGATTCGGTAATCCTGATGTGAAACGTCTTGAAGCTGAATATTCTATGGCAACAAGACAGATCAAAGCTTATCAGACTGCTGAGATTAAACGGCTTCATGATGAAGAAGGCATGGGCTGGACTGAGATTGGTAACAAGCTTGGACTCGCTGATACAACTGTTATATCCAGATACAGATCTAAGAACGAAATTCTTACAAGATCTGTTGCTGCTGAAAATGCTCTTAAGGAATATGTTGACAAATACAAATATGTTGATGTTTCTTCCGGAGCAAATTTATCTTTCAATGTCAGTGAAACTGGTTTTGAAAAGATTGTTAGTCGTCTTGAAGTTCAGGGCTACGAAAAACACTTTATCAAGATTGACCAGATGGGAACAAATAACAAAACTACGGTTACTGTTCTTTGCCCTCCTGGTACAGACTACTCTGAGCTTAACGATCATCGCTATGATATTCGTGGAATAGATGCTCTTGGTAGAGTGATTGATACGTCTGGCGAATTTCAGAAGCTTGGCATTGAAAAAGCTCCTTCTGTGGATTCAAGTCGCGTCATGGTTAAGTATGCTGAAGAAGGCGGAAAAGATCGGGACGGACTTATTGAAATTAGAAGAGGTCTCGATGATATTTCGCTTGGTGGGTCTTTGTATGCTCAGGTTAGAATAGCGGTTGACGATACACATTACCTTAAAGGTATGGCTATCTATTCTGACAATCTTCCACCTGGCTGTGATATTTTGTTTAACACCAATAAGCATGTTGGAACACCAATGCTTGGACCTGACAACGATCATAGTGTTCTTAAGCTTTTAAAGAAAGACTTAGACGGAAATGTTGACTGGGACAATCCTTTTGGTGCTACTGTAACACAGGTGAAGTACGAAGATAAGAATGGCGACACTGTTATATCTCCTGTACACATTGTGAACAAAGAAGGAGATTGGGAAGACTGGGGAAAGAACCTTTCTTCACAGTTCCTTTCCAAGCAACCTCCTGCGGTTGCTGCTGAACAGCTCAAGCTTAATATTCTTGACAAGAAGGAAGAGTTCGAAACTATTAAATCCATTACGAATCCTGTTGTCAAGCAAGAGCTTCTTGAAGCTTACGCTTCAAAATGTGATTCTATGGCTGTTGATCTTAAGGCTCATTCGTTCCCTGGTCAGCAGACACATGTTATATTACCGTTTACAAGCATTCCCGATGGCAAATGCTATGCTACGAATTACCAAGATGGTACACAGGTTGTACTTATTAGGCATCCGCACGAAGGCATCATGCAGATTCCTAAACTTACTGTTGATAATTCTAACACTGAAGCTAAGAAAGCTATTGGTAATGCAAGAGATGCTATTGGAATAAATGCTAGAGCTGCTGAACAGCTTTCTGGAGCAGATTTTGATGGCGATACAGCTATTGTTATTCCAATCACTGAGCGAAACAAGGTTCAGGTGGCAAAAGCTCAAAAAGAGCTCATCGAATTTGATGCAAAAGAAACATATCCTGGCTATGAAGGTATGAAACGTATGACACCTCATCAAAAAGGTATTGAGATGGGTGTTATATCTAATCTAATCACTGACATGACGCTTAAAGGCGCCCCTATGTCTGATATTGTCAGAGCCACGAAGTATTCAATGACTGTTATAGATGCCGAAAAGCATGGTCTTGATTATAAACGAGCTGCAAAAGAGCTTCGAATTGATGAGCTTAAAAACGATTGGCAATATAATTCTGATGGAACTCATGGTGCATCAACTATTATATCTAAGGCTAAGTCTGAAGAACGTGTAGGTGAGAGAAAAGATTATAATCTTACTCGTAGAGAAGATAAGCCTTCTATAGATCCTGTTACTGGCGAGAAAATCTACGAATATACCAATAAGCAAAATCAGAAGGTTAAGCTTAAGAGCAGTATTAGAGAAGAAGACGGTACTGTTATATTTGTAGATCGTGTTCAGACCGATCGTACTACAGGACAGCACTATTATATTTCAACAGATGCTTTTGGAGCTAAGAAGAAGAACTACTTCAATGACGATCAGTTTACTAAGGGCAAAGAGGTATTTGTTAATCTTGATAAGAAGACTGGTCGTTACTATTATATTTCAGAAGACCCTGTTACTAAGAAGAAGACTAGGGCCTATGTCACTGAGGAAAACACCTCCGGGGACATTAAGGATCAGGTACGCACTACTAAAACAACCAAGATGGCTGAAGCTAAGGATGCTTATACATTGACCTCTGGTGGAAGCAAAGAGAACCCCGGTACCCGTATTGAAGCAATCTATGCTGAATATGCCAACACTATGAAAGGTTATGCTAATCAAGCTAGACTTGAGTGGCTGCATACCCCCAACCTTAAAATGAATAAGGGGGCTAAGGCTCAATATAAAGACGAGGTAGCTTCTCTTAATGCTAAATTAAAGGTTGCATTGTCTAAGGCTCCTCAGGAAAGGCAGGCACAGCTTCTTGCAAATCATGTAATTGCCATTAAGAAAGAAGAACACCCTGAACTTTCTAGTGACAAAGAGCATCTTTCCAAGTATAGAGCACAAGCTATTAATAGTGCTCGTAAAAAGCTAGGAATAGAGAAGAAAGATTATGAGATTAACATAACCGATCGCGAATGGGAAGCTATTCAAGCTGGTGCTATTAGTCATAGTAAAGCTAAAGAAATCTTTGCACATACAGATCTTGACAAGATTAAAGAAAGAGCAACTCCTAGAAGACAGTCTAATATTACACCATCTATGGAAGCGCTTGCAAAGAGTATGTCAAATAGAGGCTTTACTACAGCTGAGATAGCAGACAGGCTTGGTATTTCTCCTTCTTCTGTTTCAAGTATTGTTAAACCTAAGAAAGGAGGCGAATGATCATGAGTAAACGTTGCTATGCTACAACTATGGACAATCCATGGAATCCATTTACACAACGTCAACAATGGAAAGCTTTTGACATAGAGAAAAGCGGTTACAATACTGATCGTTGGCTTGCTATCTTTTCTAAACATTGCAGAAACTTAGAAGAAGATGAGAACAATGATGCAATTGAAGAAGCAGTTAACATGGTGTTGGACATTAATCCTTCTGGTATGCATTACAAATTGTATGAAGATGAAGCTGATGTCATGATTCCTTTAGCTAACGAAGCATTCAAAGCCATGCAGTCTTCTTCGATTCAACAGCCGCCCAAATAATACATGTGAATTGCTAAATAATTACTAAAATACGGGTAATATTTGCTTATTTACTAGCTTATACGGCATAAACTTGGTACATTTTCATATGCTAGTATGAGCGTTCATGTTTCACCTCCTTTCTTATGCCTTTTTCGATTGGTTTTGGCATCTTTTTAGCTATTTTTGTAGCTATTTAGGTGTCAAAGCCGCTCGGGAGAGGTCAACCATACCCGGGGGAGGGGTCCTAAAATTCACCCCCGCTCTTGCATCGCCGGGCTCCTTGGAAATTCTCCGGGGGATATTTTTAGGATATTTTTGACAAATCTTAGGCTGCTATTGCACAGCCTTTCTTGCCCATTTGGCATACTTCGCTAGATATTGTATACAGATACACAGCCATAGTTAGGTTTCTTCCCATTTGGTGTCTCCTTTCAAACGTTTACTATACCTCTAAACTCGATGATAACCCTCGTCTAACTGTGTTTGTGTGTCTGTATATGCTATTTAGCAGAAAGGAGAGGAGAACCTATGGCTAAAATTAAAGAACCTAAGCCTCTTGAGCCTTCTACTCGACGAAAAGCTAGAAACTTAAGAGCTAGGGAACTTGAGATCGGCGCTCTTGCCTACGATTTGGTAGAGCAACGTATACGAGATGGCACTGCTACTTCACAGGAGACAACTTACTTTCTTAAAGTATGCTCACAGAAGGAACAGCTTGAACGAGATATTCTGGAAGAGCAGAAAAAGCTTATTACATCTAAGCGAAAGAACATCGAATACAACGTTGCCAATGATGACAACAATGCCGAGGTTCTTGCTGCTCTTAGATCATACAGATCTTCGATGGCTGGACAGGAGATAATTGTAGATGGCTAAAACATACAGTGAATTGATCAAGCTTCCGACGTTTAAAGAGCGATATGAGTATCTTAGAACTGGACAGATCATAGGAGACTCAACATTTGGCTCTCACAGATATTTGAACCAGAGCTTTTATCGATCTCCTGAATGGAAAGCATTTAGATCTCGAATCATTGTAAGAGATAATGGCTGCGATCTTGCTCATCCTGACTTTGAAATACATGGTCAGCAAGCTTACGTTCATCATCTTAATCCGATAACTATTGAAGACATTCTTGAGCATAGAAAATGTGTACTCGATCCTGAAAATGTAATAACAACTACGTTTCTTACACATCAGGCTATTCATTACGGATCCGATTCTCTGTTGCCTTCGCTACCAGTTGAACGAGCTCCTAATGATACCTGTCCATGGAGGGCTTAAATGTGGGAGAAAGCATTCTTTTAACAATCAGAAAACTTATAGGTGGCGACGAAGAATACAGCGCTTCTGACCCGTTTACATTTAACATAATCATAGCTATTAATTCAGCTCTGGCAACGCTAAACCAGTTTAAGGTTGGCGTCGATGGATTTACGATCAGCGATGATAGCGCAACGTGGTCTGACTTTCTTGGGCCAACCGAGTCAGCAAATAGTGTTACGCTTAATGAAGCAATGTCATTCGTGTATCTTAAGGTTCGCAAAGAGTTTGACCCTCCTACTAGTTCTGTTCTTATGCAGGCCATCAACGAACAGATCGACGAAATAGGATGGCGACTTTGCACTAAGATGGAGCTTGCAAAGCAGTCATGAGCTATGTTTACTATAATCCTAATCCGGATAAAAAGAGCGTCGGAGATTGTGTTGTAAGAGCTCTTAGCGCAATCTTTGATGATACTTGGGAAAACATATATACGGACCTTTCTATGCAGGGAGCATTTCTTTACGATATGCCGACTGCAAACAGTGTTTGGGGAGAATACTTAAAGGTAAACGGATTCAGGAGATATGTAATTCCAAATAGTTGTCCTCATTGTTACACTGTTAGAGACTTTTGTCATGATCATCCTTATGGCAAATACTTACTTAAAACAGAAGGGCATGCTATAGCAGTTGTCGATGGCGATTACTATGACACGGCGAACACAGGAGACGAGATTCCTGAATACTATTGGAGAAAGGAGAAATAGTAGATGGACAATCTGTATCCATATGGACAGGCACAGACGCCACTGTCGCCAACATACCAGTCAAGATACCAGCAGCCACAGCCTCAGACTTACTATCCACAGCAGGCTACTGGGTCACTTATGACTGTTTATGTGAACGGTGAAGAAGATGTGAACTCTTATCCGATTGCTCCCGGAACTAGCGTTATGCTTATTAGTTTCGAGAAGCAGAAGTTCTGGATCAAGAGTAGAGGTAATGATGGTGTTCCTCAGCCACTTAGAGTTTTTCCATTTAAGGAAGAACAACCAGTTACAAATAATCAAAATGGAGCTGTTACAAGAGAAGAGTTTAATTCTCTTGTCAGTAAGTTCGATAAACTTTTAGAAGAACTGGGAGGTACTAAATGATGAATAACATCTTTAACATGTTTGGCGGCTTCCAGAACTTTATGGGGCGATTTAATCAGTTCAGCCAGAACATGCAGCAACAGGGAACCGATCCTAAAGCTGCTGCTTATAATAAAGCTCAGCAGATGCTTGACTCCGGACAGATAACTCAGGATCAGTACAATCAAATCCTGAACATGGCTGGCATGATTAGAGGGTTTATTAGATAATGACAATGATTGCGTTGTGCCAAGCGTAATTATCGGTAACTTGTAAACTTACATTTTTATTACTATGGAGGACTAGACATGGGATTAACTGATCAGGGTAACATGGTAATGCCAGTAGGACCTATGGGTGGCTACGGTTACGGTAATGGCGGCTTTGGCGACAACCTGTTTTGGATCATTGTCTTGTTCCTGTTTTGCTTCATGGGTAATGGCTTTGGCGGTTTCGGTGGAAACGGTGCCATGCCTTATATGATGAACAATAACACGAATAACGACGTGCAGCGTGGCTTCGATCAGCAGGCTGTTATGGGTGGGATTAACGGCGTAAACGCTGGGATCAATGCTCTTGCTCAGGGACAGTGTACTGGCTTTGCCGGAGTAACAGCAGCTGTGAATAACGGCTTTTCTGCTGCTGAGATCTCTGCTAATGGCAGACAGATCGCTAACATGCAGCAGCTCTTCAACGCACAGACGGCTGTCGATTCCAGACTCGATACGCTGGCTATGAACCAGCAGAATTGCTGCTGTGAAAACCGGGCTGCAGTAGCTGACGTTAAATACACTATGGCTCAGGAGAGCGCTGCAACCAGAGCGAATACTGATGCAAAAGTTCAGATGGTTATGGACAAGCTCTGCCAGCTTGAACTTGATGGTGTTAAACAGAACTACGAGAACAGAATTGCCGGCATGCAGAACACGATCGATTCTCTTCGTGGACAGGTTAACGACGCCCGGTTCGACGCTTCCCAGGCTGCTCAGACAGCATCTATTGTACGCACTCTTGATCCTGCTCCTATTCCGGCATATCCGGTTCAGAATCCTAGCGGCTGCAACTGCGGAAACTGGGGCTGGAACGGCTGCGGGTCTGTTTAAGGAGGCAATCTAATGGCTGAGTTTACTTATGCTCCGGTCCAGACTGTTCCTTATGGGCAGAACGCTATTGTGAACAGTACTAGATTCGGCTGTAATAAAGGCTATATTTTGCATCGTGAAGGATCTGGTATCATCACGGCAAGAGGGATTGTAAATAATCCTTGTTCGAACTATGCCAGATATGAGTGCAAATTCTCTGGCAACATTGCTCTTAGCGAAGGGGCAACAGTTGGCAAGATCGCCACGGCTCTTGCTATTAACGGCGAAGTTCTTCAGGACACTATTGCCGTAGCAACTCCTGCCGCTGTTGGCGACTATTGGCATGTATCTGGCTTCGCTTACATCGATGTTCCGAGGGGCTGCTGCTTTGAAATATCTGTTGAGAATGCTTCGCCTCAGTCGTCTCCTACGACACCAGCTCCCAGCATCGATATTCGTAACTTAAATGTAGCTGTTAACCGAGTAGCCTAAGGAAGGAGGATAGACCTATGCTCGATATGGAACTTATCAAGAACGCTGAAAAAGTTCTTGAGAAAGAGATCAAGAAAATTGTAGACAAGGGTGAAGCTATCACTCCTGCCGACCTCGATAACTTAAAGAAATCGCTTTGTGTACTTGACATGCTTAACAACTATGGTTCCGGCATGCCTATGGGCGATCCTGAAAATTCTTACGGATATTCCGGTGCTTGGAACATGAACATTAGGAGAGTTAATGACAATCCTTATGCTTATGGAATGCATCAGGGTATGAATGATACTGATAGTTATGGACGCAGCAGATCTCCGGTGACTGGCCGATACATTAGTCATGGTCAGACCAGTATGGGGTATAGCGGGCATAGCATCGAGGATCGTATGATTGCATCGCTGGAAACGCAGATGGACACCGCAACGAGCGATTACGAGAGACAGAAGATCCAGGAAGAAATTAACCGGATCCGAATGGGTACCAGATAATAGTTACTTTAGGGGCGGGCCTTACGGTCCGTCTCTTTTTATGGAGGTATTTGCTATGGACGAGTTTGTTCGTCTTTTCCCGACAATTATCGTAGCTATTATTACTGCTGTAACTTCATCTGGTTTCACTTCTTTAGTCATCTTTCTTATTCAGCGAAAAGATCGAATAAAAGAGAAAGAAGCTGAAAAGTATTCTGCACAGAGTCGAATGCTTCTCGGTCTAGGGCATGACAAAATATTGTACCTTACTGACAAGTTTGTTAGAAGAGGTGCAATAACATTGAAAGAAAAGAGAAATCTTAAATACTTATATGAACCGTATCATGAAGCGCCACCGAATGGTCTTGGCGGAAATGGCGATTGCGAGATCGGTTATGATGCTTGCATGAAATTGCCTATTGCTTCTGAAGAAGATGCTTTGGCTATGGACTGTGCACTTCATAGAAAGGAGTTCGGAATTGAAACTGAGTAATAATGTATACGACGTTCTTAAATGGATTGCTCAGATCCTTCTTCCGGCAGCTGGCGTTCTTTATGCTGCTCTGGCTAAGATCTGGGGATTTCCATTTGCAACTGAAATTGTAGGCACAATAGCTGCCGTTGATACGTTCCTTGGAGCAGTACTTCAGATCAGTACCGCTCAGTATAGAAAGGGGCTTACTGCTGGAGGTGAATAATCAAAATGGCTGGAATTCTATTTGAAAGCTATTACGGCACCTCTAGCTTAGGCGAACCTTATCTTATGCATCATGGCATTAAAGGACAGAAACATGGTCTTCGACGTTTTCAGTATGAAGATGGATCGTTAACTCCTGCCGGTAGAGCCAGGTATTTAAAAGGCGGAGCTATGGCTGAAGGAATGAGATACTCATCTCAGCGAAAGAAAGCTATTGCTAGAAAAGGCACTTGGTATGATAGAAAATCTGGCAGCGGTAAAGCGTCAAACGCCAGTGAAATGCTTGTCAAAGCTACTGAAAGAAATATTAAGAATGGTAAAGATAAGCCTAATATTTCTGCATTAGAAAGCATGACCAAAAATGCTTCAAGCAGCGTTGAATCTGCAGGAAGACTTGTAAACGACGTTAGAACAATAAGAAACGCCAGAAAGCCTAAAGAACCGCTTACTATGAGCGACGACGAACTTAGAAGAAGAATTAATCGTCTTAACATGGAAAGACAATATAGAGATCTTGTAAATTCTCAGTCTACCTCCAGCGGATACGATTATGCACAGTCAGTACTTTCTGCTACTGGAAATGTTCTTGGCGTCGTTGGTGCCGGTCTCGGAATCGCGTTAACTGTTAAGGAGCTTAGGAAAAAATGATCTATGAATCACAATATTATGGAATAGTTAATACTGGACCCGAGCTTATGCATCATGGTATTAAAGGCCAGCGGTGGGGAGTAAGACGTTTCCAGTATGAAGACGGTAGTTACACTCAGGCTGGACTTGAACGATATAAGAAAGCTGAAAGTTCATACAAAGATAGAAAAAGAGAACTTAAAAATGCTAAGCATGAGTATAAGTTCGGGCGTGCATCTGAACGTGACATTTATGTTGCAAAAAATAATTTGCGTAAATCTAAGGAGGATCTTAAGCTCGCTAATAGAAAACTTAAAGATGACGTAAAGCGAGATCAAGGCCGCGAAATGTATAGACGAGGAAAGACCATAGAACGTAACGAAAGACAAGAAATGGCTGCAAGAGGTGCTGTTTCTATGGCATTAGTCGGATCTTCATATGCATTCTTACATTATGGTCAGCCGCTGGTTAATTCTTTGCGGTACCGAAGAAAACTTACAGGAACTCCGGTTTCATCAATAGCGGCTGGAGCGGCATTAACTGGATCATTAGCTGCATCAGCTGTACTCGGTGGAAAATACGAGTATGAGAATAGTAGAATGCGTACATACTGGCATAACAGAGGTAAACAGGGGTGATACTAATTGCTTTCTAATACGGCTACCCCTATTTATTATGGTCAATTTCGTGCTGCTGTTCTTCGTGGAGAAATACCAGTTTGTCGCGAGGTATCTATGGAGATGAATCGTATAGATGGCCTTATAGCAAATCCTGGTGTTTATTACGATGACGAAGCAGTGGAAGGATGGGTCAGATTCTGTGAAAGTGAGTTAACACTTACTGACGGATCTGACCTTAATCTTTTGGACACATTTAAACTTTGGGGTGAACAAGTCTTTGGATGGTATTACTACATCGAAAGAAGTATTTACGATCCAGGGCTTAAACATTATGTAAACAAGAGAATACTTAAACGACTAATTAATAAGCAATATTTGATCGTAGCCAGAGGCGCTGCAAAGAGTATGTATGATTATTGTATTCAGTCATACTTCGAAGTTGTTGATCCGACGACTACGCATCAGGTAACAACAGCTCCTACGATGGCACAGGCTGAAGAAGTTATGGCTCCTTTTAAAACTGCAATTGTAAGAGCTCGAGGACCGGTCTTTAAGTTTATGACGGCTGGTTCTCTTCAAAACACAACAGGAAACAGAGCAAACAGGGTTAAACTCGCTTCTACTAAGAAGGGCATTCAAAACTTTGTGACAAATTCGCTTCTCGAAGTAAGACCAATGTCAAGAGACAAGCTTCAAGGACTTCGATCAAGAATCAATACAATTGACGAGTGGCTTTCTGGCGACGTTAGAGAAGATGTTGTTGGCGCTATTGAGCAGGGTGCATCCAAGAATGACGACTATCTCATCATTGCTACGAGCAGTGAAGGA